CCTCTCGCGTGAACTCCTCGGCCTCCGCGAAAGCCTCGTGGGCGGAGTCGATGTCTGCGAACGCGGCCCGCATCACGGCGCGTCGATGCTCCACCCGGAGCTGCTCCAGCGTCAGGGACGCGAGGCGATCGGGGAGTGGGGTCGGGGTCGGCATGGCGGCTCCCTACGCGGCGACGGACTTGGGCTCGGGCGTGGCGAGGATCGCGCGCTCGCTCGCGACGTAACGCTTCCACAGCCACTCGTCGGCATCGAGGAACGCGTCCCACGGGCTGTTCCTGTCGATGCCCTGCGACTCCGCGCGGTAGGTCGCCCACGCGAGGTCCACCGCCGCCTTCTTCTGCTCCTTCGTCATCGTCTCGGCCATCTGTCTCTCCCCGTGTGCCCTTCGTTCGTTCGCCGGTCGCTTCCGAGAGGACGATTCCGTTCCGTCCTGCTCCCCGGCCGCGTCCGCCCTCTCTCTGCGGCGGCGCTTCAACGAGACGAACGTTAACTCAACTTCACGCCATGCACAAGGGTTAATAGCCGTCCCGTTCGTATTCCGCCTAAACGGCCCAAAACTGGACCGTCCAGGGGGGCGGCTACGGAGCTAGCGGGAGGCTACGTGGATGAGCGCGGCGAGGCGCCCGACCGAAAGCGATACCTGGCGGGCGGCGGCCGAGATGACGGCGGGTGGAGTGGAGGGGTCGCGACAGAGCGCCGCCAACGTAGCGGCAGCATCCCCAGCGTCACGGCGGGCACGATGGAGATCGATGTAGGCCGCGTCCCCCTGCTGCTTAGCGGCGGTGGTCATAGGCCGACCATCCTACCCGGGAGGGTGACAGCGCCGCGAGGGGTGACTCGGACCTACCTGTTGTCGGGGACTCGAGGAGGGTTGGAACGCAACAGTGCGTCCATCGGGATCTCCATGACTTGCGTCAGTAAGACCCAGAATCCGACGAACACCTCGAAACGCGGACGTCTCCGGGACCCCGCTCGCAGGAGCTGCGAGACCGCGGACGGTGAAACCCCTATCCGACGCGCGAGTGCGGCTTGCGACGGAGTCTCTCTTTCGTAGACCTTCAGGTACCACCGCACCCACGCGACGAAATGGTCGCGCGCTGAGTCGATCTGGGGTTCCAGGTTCGGCATCGGTGCGGCGGAGTACCACGGCTCCCGTGAAGTGGACGGAACGCTTGCCTTGGAGCGTGCACTTAGGTTAACGTTGCCTGGCATGGCTACGGAGACCCGAGGCGTCCTGCTTCTTTCCGACTTCCTGACCAAGCGTGGGCTCCGCCGTTCGGAGTTCGCGGACGCACTCCCGTGCTCGCGGCCCCTGCTCACCATGTGGCTCGCCGCGAACCGCATCCCCAATCGGAGCAACGCGGTCGCCATCCAGCAAGCCACCAATGGGGCCGTCCCCGTCGAATCGTGGGGCGAGCCGACCGGTCGCCGGGCCGTTCGCAGCGCGTCCAGCCGCGCGCCTCGCCAGTCCGCCAACCGCAGCCGCTAACGCAAGTCCGAGGGTCGTCATGCCTTCAACCGTGCGCGCGCAGACACTGGAAAGTGGAGGAAACGGGGCACTGGACAGCAAGGAAACCCCGTCTTGGCTTGCGGCAGAAGGAGCCCAGTTCACGCTGGGTTCGGCCGATTCCAAGTGCGCCCTCGCCGCCTCACGCATGGCGGCGCTCGTGAAGGAGGCGCAGCGGGCCTCTGACTTCACGCTCGGCACCGTCGCCCACCTCGCTGGGAAGGAGACGCCCTACGTCTCCAAGTGCCTCGACGTGGACGAGCCCCACGCCGCGCTGCGGATGCTCGCCGCCGTCGTCTACCTCGACAAGTCCCGGGTCTGGCTGCGGGGCGTCGCGGCGATGGCGGGCTGCGACATCGTCGAGCGTCCGAAACTGACCCCCGAGCAGGAACTCGAGCGGCTCCGGGACACGCTGCGCCGGCACGGGAAGCTGGGCGAGGCGATTCTCGCTGAGGCGCGGGAGGAGGAGCCGTGAGCGAGCGGTGGCTACCTATCGCCCTCGTGGATGGGCGCTACGAAGTGTCGAACAAGGGTCGCATCCGGGGCATTCGTTCCGCGAAGCACGGGATCGTCAGCGGTCTGCCCAGGAAGCCCGTCGCGGATGGAAACGGGTACCTGCGCGTTCAGGTCCGGAAGGCCGGGCGCCCGCTCGACCTGAGCGTCGCCGCGGAAGTTCTGACCGCATTCGTGGGGCCGCGTCCCGCCGGCAACGAGGTTCGGCACCTGAACGGCGTCAGGAACGACAACCGCATCGAGAACCTCGCGTGGGGGACGAAAGCGGAAAACGCCGCCGACAAGCAGCGCCACGGAACGGTGGCCCGCGGCGCGCGTCACGGCAAGTGGCGGGGCGGAGTGACCTTCTGGACTCGGAACGGCGCCACTGTGGCGTTCGTACTCCGCGAAATGGGCATCGAGGAAGTGGTCCGCGAGCGGGTCGCTCGGCGGCTCGGGGTGGTGAAGCCGTGAGAAACGACCTAATCCCCATGGTCGGGAAGCGGTACGGCCACCTACTGGTCGTCGCTGAGGCGGGACGCAGGCACTACCTCACGACGACCCCGCAACGCCTCGTGCGCGTGCGGTGCGACTGCGGCAACGAGTACGAGACGATCGCGCACTGCATTCGCCGTTCGGTCTCCCGCTGCGCGCAGTGCTGGAAGGAAGACGCCGCGGACTACCAGCGGGCGCACAACTCGGTCCGCCTCCCGAACGGCAAGACGATCGCCCAGGTGGCGGTGGCGAGCGGCCTCGAGCTCGGGACGGTCTACCGGCGGTTCCTGCGCGGGTGGCCGGTGGAGAAGCTCGGCGCCCCGCTGCGGACGAACGGTAGGCGCCGCGGCTTCGGGGGCTCCGTGGACCTCCCCGAGCGGCGCCGCACGCACATCCCGGGGCCGACGCCATGACCGCCCACGACCTCTTCTGGGCCGCGGTCCTCTGGCTCTGCGTCGACGGCCTGATCTGCCTGGCGTGGTCCGCGCTGCCTCGGCTGTCTGACGAAGCGGAATGGATCGCGGTCTCGGGGGCGTCGTCCAGCGGCAGGACACCGGGTCTTGACCCCGGAGAGCGGGGTTCGAACCCCTGCGCCCCTTCTCTTACGCGCGGCTGGTGCAACGGCAGCACAGCGGGTTCTGACCCCGCCGATCCTGGTTCGAGCCCAGGGCCGCGTTCCAAGGGTCTCGCTCCGGCGAGCAGTGCGGTCTCCAAAACCGCGCGCGCGAGGGTCGGCACCTCGGGGGCCCGCTTCGATTGCCGCATTGACGAAGAAGGGAAGGGGGAACTGTGAAGATCAGCCTGCCGTCTCTGCTGTTGGTCCTGTTCGTCGGTCTGAAGCTCACGGGCCACATCGGATGGTCGTGGTGGTGGGTGCTGGCGCCGGCGTGGCTGCCGTTCGGTCTCGTCATCGGGTTCGTCACCGTGACGATCGCGTTCTGCGTCTGGATGGACGGGAGGCCCTGATGCGCGCACTCCTTTCGGCGTTGTGCCGGTGGACGGCCGCCCACCTCATCTCGGCTGCCACGCGCCTCCACCCCGCTCCGATCCGACGGGTTCTGGAGGTGGACGGGGCGATGGTAGTTCCGGGCATTCAGATCATCTTCGCAACCCCGGACGCGGACGAGCTCGCGTCGCGCCGTGACGCCCAGGAGGTCTGGGACGTGCTGTCGCGGCGCACGTCGTGGCGGCGGTCGACGGGGAGGGCTTCGGCATGATCGCCTACGGCGGATTCCACGGCGGCGACCCTCGCCGGTTCAGCCCCGATCCCGAGTGCAGCACCGAGGCCGAGCGGGAGGCGCACCGCGTCGCCTGCGCCCGCTGGGATGCCGGGTACCGCGACGAGTACCCGACCCACGCCTTCGTGCAGCGCGGCGACTCGTTCGTCCACGTCGCCCGCAACCCCTTCGGCCTCGGGGTCTACGACGACGGCGCCCCCGAGTGCGACCGATGCCACGACGCGGGGATGGTGGACAGCGGCGAACCGAGCGACGCGGACGCCGACGCGACGAAATGGATCCCGTGCCCGGACTGCGAGGTGTCGCGATGACCACCGACCGCACCCACCTCCGCCTCATGGCGTCGAGCCTCGACCCCCTCCCACCCCCTCTCAAGACCACGATCCTCCCGCCGACGCTGAGCACTGTGGCCTGGGTGGCGATCGCCGTGGTCGTTGGTGCCGCGCTGGCGGTTCTCGCCGGCTGCGGTGGCGCAGCTCCCCCGGGGGCTTCCCTCCCCCCCGAAGCACCCCGGGGTGAGCGCGCCGTTGTCCTTGTGAACCGCTCCCCGACGACCTGCTACGTCGAGTGGTGCGGAGAGTCCTGCCGCGACCTCCCCAGCCTCGGGGTCGGGCCGCGGGTCGCGAGGAGGGGGAGCCGATGACGCCAGAGTCCGAGCTCGCTGAGTTGACCGCCATTCTGCGGGTCATCCTCGTCCAGAAGCAGTCGCCCCAGGGCCACATGGTCATCGGCACAGGGAAGACCGGAACCCTGGAGTGGGCGAAGGCCAACGTCCAGTTCCGGATCACCCGGGGCGATGGGTCGATTGAGATCCGCTGGGACTCATCTGCGCTGAAGCCGGAGGGGGTGTGATGGCGTTCATCGGCCAGACCCGCTCTAGGAAGCTGATCGCCCGCCTGGCAGCGCTCGGGTTAGGAGAGATGACCCAGGCGGACGAGTACCCGCCCCGCCGTCGCCCTTACATCCTCGACAACACAGCCTTCAAGGCATGGAAGGCGGGGCGTCCACTCGATGCGGAGGCGTTCCGTGTCGCTCTCGATGCCTGCAAAGTGGACCCGCCCGCGTTCGTTGTCGTTCCAGATCGCGTGGCCGGGGGTGTCGAGTCCCTTCGCCTCTCCCTGTCCTGGGTGGACGAGTGCAAGGCGGCTGGACCGGCCTACCTCGTCGTGCAGGACGGCATGCATCTACGGCAGGTCGCTCGGGTGCTGCACCGCTTTGACGGAGTCTTTGTCGGCGGCACGCTCGGCTGGAAGTTGAAGACCTCCGAGGCATGGGTGCGTCTCGCCCATGCCCAAGGGAAGCCGTGCCACATCGGCCGCGTCGGCACCCCCAAGCGCGTGCGATGGGCGCAGCGCATCGGCGCCGACTCGATCGATTCGTCGCTGCCGCTTTGGAGCGAGGGGCAGCTCACCCGGTTCATCGGGTCCCTGGGTCGCTCGCTTCAGGCCGACCTGTTCACGGAGGCCGCATGACGCAGCTCGGGATCTTCGATGCTCGCCAGCGCCGCGACGACGGAATCGCCCGCGCCGAAGCCGGAGCCCTGGAGTCGTTCAAGGCGGAGGCGTTCTCGGCGCTGCGGGCCTACCTCGAGCGTAACCCCGGCTTCTTCTGCGATGACTTCTGGGCCTCGGAGGAGGCGAAGCGGATCCACTCCCCCGCCAACCTCAAGGCGTTCGGGCCGGTCATCCAGCGCGCCCGGCGGGAGGGACTCATGGTCCCGAGCGGCGAGCACCGGCCGAGCAAGGCGAGTCACCTCTCTCCGAAGCCGTGCTGGACCTCGCTGGTCTACCGGGGGACGCAGCCGTGAGCGCCGACCATCGCATCGTGCTGGCGGATTGCCTCGGCCCGGACGGGCTTTCCTCCCTCTTGGCTGAGAGCATCGACCACGTCATCACGGATCCGCCCTACGCGCCGCGGGCGATGAAGAACGCTCGCAGCCACGAGACCATGAAGCAGCGGCGAGACGGGAAGGTCTACGACTTCGGATATGCGGCACTGACGGACGAGGTTCGCGCCGCAGCGGCCTACCAGTTCGCGCGGATCGCCCGCCGCTGGGTCATCGTCTGGTGCGACGTCGAGAGCGATCACCTGTGGCGGTCGGACCTAGTGGCGGCCGGCCTTCGCTACATCCGCACCGGGTTCTGGGTCCGCGTGAACTCCGCCCCCCAGTTCTCCGGGGACCGTCCGGCCCAGGGGGTAGAGGCGTGCGTCATCTGCCACGCCGCCGGCGCCGCCCTCGCGTGGAACGGGGGCGGCCGTCCTGCGACGTGGACCGGTCCCATCGTCAACTCCGCCGCGTCCGAGCGCATCCACTCCTCGCCGAAGCCCGAGTGGCTGATGCAGGCGCAGGTCGCGGACTTCACGAGCCCTGGCGAGGTGGTGCTCGACCCGTTCGCCGGAAGCGGTACCACCCTCGTGGCCGCGAAGCAGCTCGGCAGGCGCGCGCTCGGGTTCGAGCGGGACCCGACGTTCCATCGCTCGGCGTCGTCCCGTCTGGCGAGGACGCGCGAGCAGCTCGGCCTGTTCCGCGTCGAGCGGGGGCCGGAGCCCAAGCAGGCGTCTCTGCTGGTCGCGTCGGGCGCGTCATCCCACGGAGAGGGGCCCGAGCACATCTCGAAGCCGATCGCCCGGGTGCTGGCGGGGCTCAAGTCGAAGGTCGAGGGGTAACCGATGTCGATGGACTGGGCCAACGAGCGGTACATCCGCCTCTACACCCGAGATACCCCGGAGTGGCTGTGCCTGTCGTTCCCGGCGCAGGGCCTACTGGCCCTTCTCATGCGAAAGGTCAGCCGCGCCGGCATCCTCGAGCTCGGCAGGCTTGGGCGACGTGGCGTCTTCGTCGTCATCGGCCACGCGCACCAGGGGGAGATGCTCGAGCCCGCCCTAGACGAGCTCCTCGCCGACGGATGCGTCCAGATCAACGGGACCACCCTCGTCATTCCGAACTTCCTGGAGGCCCAGGAGACGCCCGCGAGCGACGCCCAGCGGGCCCGCGAGCACCGTGCGCGCATCCGCGACGGCGTTACGCAAAGGAAGCAAAACGTGACGGAACCGACCGCCACCCCAACACCCCGTGACGCTGGCGTAACGGAACGTGACGCGGGCGTAACGGAATGCAACAAAACCGTCACCCCTAACTGTGCTGTACCTTCCGTGCTTTCCGATCCCCTTCCGCGTCGCGAGCGTCCCGATCGGCCCGCTCGGGTGGGGGTCGGTCATCCTGCCTTCCTGTCGGTGCAGCACTGGCGCGACTCGGTGTGGCCGGCGATGAGCCCCGCTCCGTGCCCGGCGGTGACGGAGCGGGAACTCCCGACCCTCGGTCGCCTCGTGGCGACCCACGGCATCGACACCGTGAACGCGGCCATGGACCGGGCGGCAGCGGACAAGTTCTGGCGCGACAAGCTGACTCTGGGAGTGTTCGCCGAGAACTTCGCCCGCTTCCTCCCGAGGCACGGCGAGGGTGGCCCGCCCGCTAAGCGGAGGACCTGCATCGGCTCTGACGGCAACGGTCAACCGATCTACGCGGAGGAGGCATGACCCGCGACGTGTCGCTCGAGGCCGAGCAGGCGGTGCTAGGGGCCATCCTCGCGGACCCCGACGGCCTCGCGTCCCTGCCCGAGTTCCGCCCGGAGTGGTTCACGGGTCCGAACCACGTGATCGCTCTCGCGGTCCAGTCCCTAACTGCCGAGTCCCTGCCGGTGGACGCGGTAACGGTGTCCCAGCGCGGCGCCCCTGCGGAGGCGGTGTTCGGCCTCGCCCGATCCATCGGGACGGTCGGCAACCTGCGGCACTACACCGGGATCCTCGAGAACCTCTGGGTGAAGCGCGAAGCCAAGCGGGTGATGCTCGAGGCCCTTCGCTCGGAGCGGGAGGAGACCGGGGAGGAGCTCGTCTCCCGGGTGGCCCAGGCGCTCTCGGCCATCGAGACCCGCCACGGGCAGCCGGTGAAGCGTCTCGCGCAGGTCATGTTCGACCGCCTCGAGCGGATCGAGCGGTACCAGAACAACCCGGACTTGATTCCTGACCGGTGGCCCACCGGGTTCGACGCCCTCGACGCCCAGATCGGCGGGCTCATCCCTGGCCAGCTCGTCACCGTCGCCGCACGGCCAGGGGTCGGGAAGACCTCGCTCGTCTCGGCGGTCGCGGACAACCTTGGGATGCGGCAGGTTCCGGTGGGCTGGTTCATGCTCGAGGACTACGCCGACGCGGTCGCCGATCGCGCCCTCATGCGCCGCGCTCGCATCCCCTCGACGCTCATGCGCGACGGCGTGAAGTGGGACCGGAACCTGTGGGCGCGGGCGCAGGAGGCGATCGAGGCGCGCTGTGACTGGCCGATCTACATCGACGACACCCACGGCCGGACGATCCACGACATCACCGGGGCGATGCGCAAGGCGCACCGCGAGCACGGGATCCGGGTGTTCGTCCTCGACAACCTCGCCGAGGTGGTGATCGACGGCCAGGACCGCGGCGACGAGCGGCTCGACCGCGCCCTCGGGCGGATCGCGAAGCAATACCGAGACGCGGCGAAAGCGTGCGGAGCCGCCTGCATCATGGTCGTCCACCTGAACCGCGAGTCGGAGAAGCGGAACGGCGGACCTGCGCGGATGAGCGACATCAAGAACTCAGGCGAGATCGAGGACGCGTCGCACGTCGTGGCGATGCTGTCCCGGCCGCCGGACTCGGACGAGCTCGTTATCGACCTCGTGAAAAACAGGCAGGGACCGCCCGGTGTGCAGGTCGTGTTGCGGTGGGACGGGCAGTTCATGGCGGTCAGGGCGAAGGAGGCAGCATGAGCGAGAACAGCGGGGTCATGGCGGCGGAGATGGTCGCTGGCCGGTTCGCCGACGCCGACGCGGAGCGGAGTCGATGGCTTGACGCGAAGCTGCGCGCCGATCGGGTGGACGAGGTGAAGATCCCGGGGCTCGACATGTGCAAGCGCGGACACAGAAACTGGGGCCGGCACAAGACCGGCCCTGACCAGAAGGTTCGCCGCTACTGCAAGACCTGTCACGCGCAGCGCGAGGCGGGGCGCAGGGCGCGGAGGGAGGAGTCATGACGGCCCATATACCCGCGGACGCCCTGTCGATGGCTCCCGAAAAGCCCAAGAAATCGCGGCCCCGCCGGAAGCTATATACCAAGGCCGCCAAGACCGGCCGTCGCTCCCGCCGCAAGGGGGCCGAGGGAGAGAACGAGCTTGTGAACCTCGGCAAGTCGTTCGGGTTTGACTCGGCGGTCCGCACGGCTCCGATGCAGGCAGGGTGTGGGTCGAAGGGCGACTATCCCGACGTCGCGAACCTGGGTCGCCTATGGGCCGAGAACAAGCGGCACCGCCGGGTCAACGTCCAGCGGGAGATGGGCGAACTACTGGCGAAGGAGCGGCCCGGGTACGTCCGCGTCCTGTTCCACCGGGACAACGGAGGCCCCGCGCTCGCCACGCTCGAGGCGTCGGAGCTCCTGAAGATGGAAGCCGCGGCGCTGGGCATCAAGCCCGCCCCGTACCCCTTCGACACCCCGGCGTCGGGAGTGGAGACCAAGCCATGAGGCTCGTCGTGGTCGAGAGCCCCTACGCGGGCGACGTGGAGCGAAACCTGCGCTACCTCCGGGCCTGCCTCGCCGACTGCTTGCGCCGCGGTGAGGCTCCCTTCGCCAGCCACGCGATCTACACGCAGCCGGGCGTGCTCAATGACGCCGTCCCCTCGGAGCGCGCGCAGGGAATCTGGGCCGGGTTCATGTGGGGGAGGAACGCGCACCGGCGCCTGTTCTACGAAGACCTCGGATGGTCGACCGGCATGGCCTACGGCTACGCCGAGGCGTGGCGACTGAACCGGGAGACGGGGCAGACCATCGAACTCCGAACGCTTCCCGGGTGGGCGGCGTCGGGAGTGGAGGGGAAGCCGTGATCTGCCCCTCCCCGAGATCCCCAACTGGCGAGACTGGCTCGAGTTCAGGCGTGAGGAGGAGTGGGAATGACCACCATGGCCGAGGTCGTCCAGTTGCAGCGCGCGGAGGAGCAGGCCAACGGGACGCGCATGAAGTGGGAGCTGCGCATGGACGCGGCCACGCGGAACCGGACAGGGAAGCGGATGGTGCGCGTCCAGGTCATGGTGACCCAGGAGGTCGCGGACCTGATGGCGAAGCACGGGCCTACCTCGGTCGTAGGACGCCGCATCATCGAGCGGTGGGCGGCGAAGGTACGGTAGGATCTCGTCCATGATCTGGCACCTTGCCGCCACCGATGGCGAATCCCTCTGCGGTTCTACGATCGGGCCGATCACGGTAAGCGTCGAACGGTCGAACTGCGTCGAGTGCCTAACGGTCTTGTCCCGGTCGAACCCTCACATGCCGACCCCGGTGTGCCCGCAGCCGGTGCTCCACGCGGATCACCTTCCGTTTCGCTGCCACTGCGCGTGCAGCGACCCGGCGTGTGTGGCGCTAAATAGAGTCAGCCGGGCAGCCCGGTAGTATCTCTCAGCGCGAACCGTCCGAATCCGGCCAACTGGCCGAGGATGGTGAATCGACGCGCCGGCCCAGATAGCGTTCGGCAGCCGCCGTCGACCTCGCACGCCCCGGATCTTGATTCCTCGGGGGATGGAGTCGAAGCACCGAAGGGCAGGCACGGAGGCCGTAGGCCGGGCGCTGGTCGTCCTCGCGGGTCGAGGAACACGCTCCCGCTTGGCGCGGTCCAGGTTCTCGACGCCGCGCGCGTCGCGAAGCGCCGGCTAGGCAAGGACCCCGACCCCGACGACCTGAAGGCCCTTGAGCTCGTCTTCAAGCGCGTCGGCGACGTTCTCTTTGAGGACGTGGACTATCGCCAGGCCGGGCACGTGCTCAAGGCGGGAGCGATGGTCGCGGACGCCCTTGCAGGCCCGATCGCGCAGAAGGTCGAGCACGGAGGTTCCGTCGAGGTCACAAAGATCGAGCGCGTGATCGTGGAGCCGGCGAAGTGACCACGCTTCGCATCGAGACCCCAAGGGTCTTCCTGCCGCTGCTTGAACCGGCAAGATACAAGGGCGCGCATGGGGGCCGGGGATCCGGCAAGAGTCACGCGTTCGCAGAAATGCTGATCGAGCGCTGCCTGATGCACCCCGGCACTCGGTGGGCATGCATCCGCGAGGTGCAGAAGTCGCTGGAGCAGTCGGTGAAGCGGCTCCTCGAGGACAAGATCAAGGCGCTCGGAGTCGCCTCGTCGTTCAACGTCCAGAAGTTCGAGATCGGAACGCCTGGCGGCGGGGTCCTGATCTTCCAGGGCATGCAGAACCACACCGCCGACTCGATCAAGTCGCTCGAAGGCTTCGACGGCGCGTGGGTGGAGGAGGCGCAGAGCCTGTCGCAGCGCTCACTCGACCTGCTCCGACCGACCATCCGCAAGGACGGCTCGGAGATGTGGTTCTCCTGGAACCCGCGTCACGAGACGGACCCGATCGACAAGCTCCTGCGCGGTGAGCACGTGCCGCCCGGGAGCGTGGTAGTCGAGGCGAACTACAGCGATAACCCGTGGCTCCCGGACGTGCTGCGCCAGGAGATGGAGTACGACCTTCGGCGCGACCCCGACAAGTTCGCGCACGTCTGGAAGGGTGGCTACGTCCGCGCCAGCGAGGCGCGCGTCTTCCGCAACTGGCGCACCGAGGAGTTCGACGTCCCGGCTGATGCGATCATCCGCCAGGGCGCAGACTGGGGATTCGCTGTCGACCCGGCCGTCCTTGTCCAGTGCTACACGGTCGGCCGCACGCTCTACGTTCCGCACGAAGCGTGGATGATCGGCTGCCAGATCGACAACCTGCCCGACCTCTTCGCGACCGTTCCGGGCGCGGACAAGTGGTGGATCACGGCCGATTCGGCGCGGCCCGAGACGATCGCCTACATGCAGCGCCACGGGTTCCCGCGGCTCGGGCCCGCGGCGAAGGGCGCGCGCAGCGTGGAAGAGGGCGTCGAGTTCCTCCAGAGCTACGACGTCGTGGTCCATTCGCGGTGCAAGCACACGATCGACGAGCTCACGCTCTACAGCTACGAGACTGACCCACTCACTGGTCAGGTGCTGCCGAAACTCAAGGACAAAGACAACCACGTGATCGACGCACTCCGATACGCCTGCGAAGGCGTGCGGCGCGCGGTCAAGCCTGCTACGGCGCCCGTGGTCCGTACGCAGCGAGTTGCCACGGGGTGGATGGCATGAGCCGCGACGTCAAGGCCGATGCCAAGATCCTCGCCACCGCCCTCGAGCGGTTCAAGCGCTGCGAGGAGGCCGAGAGCGAGAACCGCTCCCGCGCTCGCGAGGATCTCTCCTTCAGCCTCGGAGAGCAGTGGGACGACGCGGTCCGTCGGGCCCGGCAGAACGACCCGAACGGCGCGCGACCCTGCCTCACCGTCGACAAGCTCGACCAGTACGTGCGCCAGGTGGTGAACGACGCGCGGCAGAACAAGCCGGCGATCAAGCCTCGCGCGAAGGACGAGGGAGCGGACGTCGAGACCGCCGAGGTGCTGTCGGGCATCGTGCGGCACATCGAGGACCAGAGTTCGGCTGACATCGCCTACGACACGGCGGCGGAGATGGCGACCCGCGCCGGGTTCGGGTTCCTCCGCGTCGTTACCGACTACGCGAGCGATGACGGGTTCGAGCAGGACATCCTAATCCGAGAGGTCGCGGACCCGTTCTCCTGCTACGTCGACCCTGACGCGGCCCAGGCGGACGCCTCCGACGCGCGGTACGGTTTTGCCTGGGAGGATCTCCCCCGCGAGCAGTTCGTAGCGCAGTACCCCGATGCGGACCCGTGCGGCTTCGAGGCGGCGAGCGAGGGCGTCGGGACATGGATCCGCGAGGGATCGGTCCGGGTTGCCGAGTACTTCGCGGTTGAGGACGAGCCTGTCCGCGTGTGGCAGGGGCCCGACGGAAAGGCGTCGAAGACCGAGATCAAGGGCGCGGCCTCGCGCACAGTGAAGCGCCGGAAGGTCATGTGGCGGAAGATCACCGCTCGCGAGGTGCTTGAAGAGCGCGAGTGGCCGTCCCGGTACATCGGGATCGTTCCGGTCTACGGGCACCGCATCACCGTCGATGGAAAGCGCGTCATCCGGTCGCTGATCGGAACAGCAAAGGACGCGCAGCGTATGTACAACTACGCGTCGAGCGCTTTTGTCGAGCGCGTCGCGCTGACCCCGAAGGCGCCCTACGTCGCGACGACATCCCAGATCGAGGGGCATGAGCCGATCTGGCAGTCCGCGAACACCGGAAACTACTCGGTGTTGCCGTACAACTCGGACCCCAACGCGCCGCCGCCGCAGCGCCAGCAGGCCGCCGACATCCCCGCCGGATGGATGGCGGTCAAGCAGTCGATGGAGCATGACGTCCAGAGCGCGCTCGGCATGTACAACGCCTCGCTCGGCGCGCCCTCGAACGAGAAGAGCGGCAAGGCGATTCTGGCCCGCCAGCGCGAGGCGGACATTGCGACGTTCCACGTCATCGACAACCTGTCTAGAGCGATTCGGCAGGTCGGCCGGATCGTGATCGACCTCATCCCGCGCGTGTACGACACAAACCGCGTGGTCCGCATCCTGGGAGAGGACGGTTCCGAGGACTTCGCTCGCATCGACCCTGAGCAGCCACAGGCGAGCCGCGAGGTCAAGGACGCGGCGGGGCAGGTCATCGAGCGCATCTACAACCCGGGCGTAGGCCGCTACGACGTGACCGTCACGGTCGGCCCTGCCTACTCGACGAAGCGGCAGGAAGCGGCCGAGTTCCTGACGCAGGTCGTTCAGTCCTCGCCGGAGATGATGCAGGTCGCGGGCGACCTGATGTTCAAGGCGCTCGACATGCCGTACGCGGATGAGCTCTCGAAGCGCATGGCGAAGATGCTGCCGCCGCCGCTCCAGGACCAGCAAGAGGGGCCGCAGGTGCCGCCCGAGGTCCAGCAGCAGATGCAGGCGATGGGGCAGCAGATGGAGCAGCTCCAGGCTCAGCTCTCGTCCGCCGCCGCCCAGCTTGGCGACAAGCGCATGGAGTACGAGGGCAAGCGGGCCGACCTCATGATCAAGGAGCGCGAGCTCGCGATCCGCGAGTACGACGCGGAGACGAAGCGCATCCAGGCCGTCAACGCGGGCCTGACGCCCGAGGCGCTCCGGGCGCTGGTCATCAACACGATGAACGAGGTGGCCGCGAAGCCCGCGCCTCTTGGTAGCGAGTCGACTGTCCCGCCGATGGCCGTCCCGGAGATCGAGGCCGTCGAGCCTCCCGAACCGATGGACGAAGAGAGCACGCCTAGCGGTGGGCTGTCACCGCGCGAGGAGCCCAATGGCTGACGAGACCAGCACCACGACCCCCAGCGCCACCCCGACCGTTACGAGCGCCACGCCGGCGCCGGCGCAGGGCGAGACCACGACCACGCAGACCCCTGCCCCGGAGACGAGCGCCGCTCCGGAGACGCAGGAGACCAAGCCGGACGCAAACGAGGAGGCCGACAAGCACGCCCTGCCCAAGGGCGTGCAGAAGCGGATCGACCGACTCACCCGCGAGAAGTACCGGCTTCAGGCAGAGCTCGAGGTGGCGCGTAAGCAGGCCCCGCAGCAGGAGCCGCAGAAGAAGCCCGAGACGGGCGAGCCGAAGGCAGATCAGTTCAAAGACTACGAGTCGTATCTCGAGGCCCGCGCCGAGTGGAAGGCGGATCAGCGGGTCGAGAAGCGCCTCGGTGAGCTGCGCGAGAAGGCGCAGCGGCAGGCCGGACAGGCCGAGCAGGAGAAGCTCCAGACCCAGTGGGAGAAGCGCGTCAGCGAGGCGCTCACCACGTACGACGACTTCGAGGAGGTGGCCCTCTCACC